TCCTCAATTCTGAGAAACACTCTATTTGCGTCATCTAGTTCACCATCAAGATCTCTCCATTGTGACCAAGAAGTCATGTCTTTCTTGGAGCCATCTCTACCTTCAAATTGATGATGGATAATATTTAATGCGTCACCATAACCTATTCTTCCTTTTTTTACGGCTTCAATAAGATGTTCTTTAAAAGCTATCCTTGCACCACCTAAACCTATTTTATTGTTACCACCATATTGGTAAGCATGTTTTTCTACCCAATCTAAAGCATATTTAGCACCTAAAGCAGGATTAGCAGTAGTAAAGTTAGTTTCAATTTCAGCTTGTTCGTCTTCTTTTCTTGCTTTTAAAATGGCTGCTTGACGTTTTCTATTAGCTTCTCGCCTATCTATGTCATCTATTTTATCTATTTCTGGCTTACCGTATTTAGCAAGTAAGACTGGATTCATACCATTGAATCTTTTTAAGAACTCAAACTTGATCTTTTCATCAATAGCATCTTCTTCTGCTTGATTTCTAGCATCTCTAAAATAGACTTCTTCGGTGTTGCCATCACCATTCCTATCAATATTTACAAATACTTCATCTCGTTTAGTATGTTTATAATTAGCCCAGCCTTTTGATTCTTCAGTTACATATCTTTTAGCAAAGGCAAACTGAGCATAACCAGATAATTGTCTAAATTCATCTCCGGTAATAAAGTCACCGGTTCTAGATTCATACTTAGAAGCAAACTCTTCATGTGTGAGATCGTTTTTGCGAAGAGCTTCTTCATCATTATTAAACTGAGCAAGTAAGTCAGGAGCTGCTCCTTTTGTCATAGCAAGCAAGGTTCCTTTTGCTTCTTCTTCTTCTCTGTATTTTTTGTTCTTAACTTTTAAATAATCATTTATTTTAGAGCTTAATCCTGATAAAGCTTTTAATTTACTATCAGCTTCATTAGCTCTGTTCCTATCATTCTCTCTTAGAGAGTCGAAGAACTCATTTTCTGACCTTTCAATTCTTGCATAGTCAGCTTCCATTTCAGGTAAGACATTTGTACCTTCTACTGGATCATAAGTTCCTCCTTCAAAATTGTAACTACTTGACATTTATTGGTCCTCAAAAACATTATTTGCTTTGTACTCTCCGTATGTACTGAATCCATCGAAAGCTGCACCTACGAGACCAGTCATTAGACCAAAACTTGTGTCCCGCATTACAGGAGGTGGTGGTGCTAAGTCTGGTGTTGGTTGGATAGCGACCTTACTGAATAATCTATTCTGAGTACTTCTATTTTTTCTAGCTATAGCTTCGTTATGTTCTTGCATACGTTGTTGTGTTTGAGTCAATGCTCTCGCTCTCATTGCGTTAGCCATACCCATAGAACCTAAATTTGCATTTAAAGCTCTAGTAATACTTTTACCTCTTACACCACGTTCCGCAGCTTGGGCTTCTATTATTCCTTCAGCCTCTAACATGCTCTTCATGTCTTCTTGCTGATCTAATAAAGCTTGGCTTCTAACTCGGTTGTAGCTTATTTGTGATTGAGTGTAGGCTCTCTGAGCTGCTATGTTTGCTTCATCTAAGTCTTTCTCAAATTGAACTTTCTTAGTTCCATAGATGCTTAGTTCTCGCATCCATCTATTTTTACGAATAGCTAGTTTGTATTCGTAGTCTCTTTTGCGTCGTTCGTTCTCTGCTCTGGCAGCTTTAGCACTACCAATAGCACCTAAAGCTCCCTGCGCAAATTTACCGACGCCCATTGCTGCTGGACTGCACACGGCAAAATTCTATAAAGGATAAATTGTTTGGTCCGTAGGGAAAACTTCTAAGAAATTTAAAACCTAAAAACCTAAGTAACTTGATATGGACTTTGTTTCTTTGGTCAACAATGTTCCACAGTAACTTTTCTTTTCTTGCATTCACATACTTCTTCGCTTCACGAGCAAAGGTATGAGGATATTCGTAAATAGCATCTGTACAAAGCATCCAGATCTGACCATTATTATGGACGCCTGCCATGCCTGCTATCTTTCCGTTGGGTACCTTAAAATACACTGAATCGCAGTTGTTTATTCCAACTACCAGTGCATTTTCAGGGTCATGTCCATGACCTTCAGTAACCTCTCTACGGTCATCTGGTAATAAATTAGAAGCCACCTGTAAGGCAGCTTCCAATGTCGCGGGGTGAATGTATTTAGACACGCTGATAAAAATTATTGTTATAAGTTCCTTCCCACATATAGTTATGTATTGTGGCTGGAGCTGGGTGTGTAGATTTTATAGTTAGCGTTGCGTTTATATTTCTGTCATATATAGGAATTGTTCTAATAATATTGTCGTCAAATACACCTGTAGTGTTTGCTAAATAATTATTAGCTGGAGTTACTTCATGTAGTTCTGTGTAGTCTGTCCTACCAACTCTTGTGAGCGTAGTTTCATATACTCCGACAGGACCAAAGGCAAGTTTAACTCTATGTAAAATTGTATTTCCTCTCGTATCAGCTTCAAATCTTTCGCCTTTTTGTTGTACATAATATATTGTTGGCAACGTAACTGACATGGTGAACTCATATCCAAGAAGGAATGTTTGACCTGACCAGTCACCATTTATTTCTAGATTTGAACCATTGACAGTTACATCTGCATAGTTACCTATAGCTACAGGAGGATTAGCTGTATCATCAATGTCGTAAGCGACAAGTTGATTACTACTTTCTAGTCCTACTGGTTTTGCTTTTGTTGATTTTTTAGTTGTTGAATTATATGTCCAACCACTTGTTTCCATTAGGTGATCTAAATGTACTCTGTTGTTTTCTAACTGAATAGTATTAGAGTCCATCTTTATCGCATATTTTAGTAGCTGGTCTTTTCCGTTATTACGTACAACTACATATAAGAAATCATCCTGCATACAATGGTATTGGATGTTGCCTGTTAAGGTCCACTTAAACCATGCAGCTAATTTTCTTTCTCTAATATTGTCGAAATATCTATATCCATATAAGGTTGTTGTACCTTCTTCACTGAAAAATATTACTGAGTTTTCTCTAGAGTTAGAAATAAGTTTTAAATCTTTTTCAAATAATCTAGATACAACTGCACTCTGTTCAATAACCTCTGGTTCACCTTCTCTCTGGACTGATGTCATTTCAAAAAATCTAGAAAACTTTCCAGCGTTATCTAAGAAACCGATAGTTGTACCGAGAGAAATAGGATTTGTAGCAAAATTAAAATTGTAAGAAGATAAAGCATTAATCTTTGCGGTAGTTGGAGAAAATACGTCACTATCAGTAGTCAACATAAACTGCTGATTTTTAGAAAATAAAACTAATCCTGTATTAACTTGTATCCCATCAAATAATATTGCTGGATATTCTGAACTTGCTGCTATATCTACTGGATCACTAGCTACTAATTGAATAGCTGACTTACCAAAGAAATTTGTAAAGTCTCCGGGACGAGACATAACAATGTTTTCATCAGCAAGAATAGTAAATCTGTTTCTGAAGAACAGCAGTTTATTTATCTCTTTGCCTACAAATGAAGGTTCTGGATTTGTTATTTCATCACCAACTAAAGCATCATCCCACTGTGGAACTGAATACTGTTGTCCTGCAATGGTGTAGTTAGAACCATCTAACTCAGTCAATCTAAAATTACTATCAGCAGTTCTTATAAGAAGCACTGGCATAGTTGATCTTTTGAGTCTGATTTTTCTCCCGGGTTTAGCACATTCTTCCCATGTACCTTCTCCGTCTCTATCATTATTACCGAAGAATTTTACATAGTGATTATCTTCTTCAGCAGCACTGTTAACAACCTCTACAACCATCCCGTGCTTACACTGAGAGGGTAAGTCTCCTACATCGTTAACCTTTCCTGCCACTACATTTAACAGCTCTCCTACAGGCGTAGAAGCGTTGAATACTGAAGATTGTTTTATATGTAAACCAGTACCAATTATTTGTATATCGTTTGCACTGATACCTTCAGATATTAATTGTGATCTAATGTCACCAAGAATACTTTCAGCAGTAATTGTTGTCTCTGTATCAAAGGGAGTTGGTTGTGGTCTGACTAGCGCTAGGTTAGCTTGTACAACTGAGGTACTTATTTCTTCAATAGTTACTTTGTAATAACCATCTTTCATAAATACATAAAAGAAATCATTCTTCTGCCATCCTTCTCCACCATGTAGTAGATCGAATGTAGTTGTATATCTAGCCTGATACACAGTAGTTTGGTTAGTTCCAGATCCTTCTGTATAAGGTACTGACTGACCTGTTGTAGCTATACGAAAATATAAATTCTTTCGACCTTGTGAGCTGTTGTTATTAACATTTACTTGGTAACTATATGATCTATCTGAAATAGTACCGTCAGCTAAAGTACCTCCCATAGCTCCTTCGTCTACAAGAGTTTTATTACTGTCAATTGAAAATATACGTGTACCTACATTAGGAGCAAACGCATCTCTACCATCACCAGCATCTGTATCGCATCTTGCATTACCACTATTACCTCTGGTTGCATGTGTTCTCATAAAACCATTGCTATCACAATAGTTATTACTAGAGTTAACTAGCTCTACATTGATTCTTGTTGCTGTAGTTACTGTTGAAGTAGTTGTGTTGTTGAATAAATTCAGAGCATACTGTTTTGCATAGCTGATAGATTTCAACTCGACAAAAATTTCTTTCTTAAAATTTACGTCTGGTTCAGTAGTAGTATCCATCTCAACAGTTTTAGTTCTGTTGTTGAGATAGGTAAAGTCATTAAGAGTTAGTGTTTGTATATCTTCATCACCTGTATGCGTTAGATAGTTTTGATTACCTATCGCATTGACTACATTTTTCTCATTGCCTGTAAGACAGTCCCACATTCTGACTGTCCCATCTCTATGTATTTGTCCAATATATTGTTCATTCTCATCTCGATAGTAATGAAACCATCTACCATTTGATGAAGAATTTTTTGTCCCATCACTCAAAGACGCCACAAACTTTCCAGCCGGTCTCTTGAGTAATCCTTGTGATACGTCAGGTAAAGCATTGACCATATCTTTAACCTGTCCGGGAATTTTATATTCGTCAGGCTGCTGAGATATACCCTGAGTCAGGTTAGGTATTGTTTGTGTAATATTTGCCATTAGCGTGCGAGTGCTTTGAAAGGTTTATAAGCGTTGTATGTACTGTCTTGTGGGAACCCAAAGAAGTTATGATCTCCTTGCTGTGTTTCATATTCAATAGCAGAAGCTCTTGTCTGTTCTTCTTCTACTTTCAACAACTTAACTAAGTCAGCATTAGACACTAACTGTGTAGCTGCTCTTACTGCTGCTCTAGAGATTATGTATCTTTGTACTGCTGCTGGTACATCATCAAAATTAATTAATAAAACACTATCTATATAACGATCACCATCAAACTCATATGACTGTCTAATTACGTCATATAACTTTCCATTTCTTTTTACTACATCAGATGTTTTATCTGATTGACCATCACTGATGTCATAAAGGATAGCGTTAACTGGTACTGAAAAATTCTTATTGTTATCAGGAGATTTAAGTACTCTATATTCTGTATTAAAATGCCAGCCCATTGTCTGTACATCTTTATTAGCTTCAGTTAGTAAGTTAACTACTAAAGCAATTTCTGGATTTTGTAATGCGTTACCAGTTGTAAGTGAAGTGATAGGTGATTGACCAATGCTACCCAAAATAGAGTTCACTGCGGATAGTTCGGTATCGGTGCTTATTTGAATAGCCATAAAAAAAGGGGGTCCGAAGACCCCGTATAAAGTGTATAAATTAACCGTTCTCTGGGTATGAAGTACCGAACGCTGTTGGTGCTGTAGCTCCAACGTATAGTTCAACGGCTGCTGCTGGGTTAAGGAAATCTGCTCCCATAGCTAGTCTTCCAAGGATTACGTCACCTTGGTAAACAACGCTAACATCTCCAGAAGTTACCTGAACTTGAGGACCGATAGCTTCTACAACTGCTGCTGCCTCTTTCTGGAAGATAAGACCGCATGACTTGTTGAAGTCTGTAGCGTTACCGTAGTTGTTGTTTAAACCTGTTACGGATTTTCTGCCATCTGTGATTGCATCACCAACGTTAGAAGGCATTCTTTGTGGTGAAGTTTCACCTGTTGTTCCACCATAAGCAACACCGTGCTTAGATAGGAATGGTATGTTCATTGATTTGAAGATCTTGATACCAGCGATCTCAACAATTCCGTTACCACTTTGTAAAGTAGTACCTTGAACGTCTCTGTTGATTAGACCGTTATTACCAATGTCTTGAATCAAAGCGTAGTACTGACGAGGGTTTAGAACTGCTACTCTGCCTGCACCAGAAACTCCTTTTTCGTCAAGAGCTGCTGCTGCATCATAGAAAGCATTAACTAAGTTGCCTGCGTTGTAAGCATCAGAATCATTAGTTGTTGCACCAACTCTGATTTGTGTTCCACCGGGTTCTACGAGACCTGTTTTGGTGATAGGAGAAGCTTGTCTTGCTCCTTTTGTTATAGCTCTGAAGATGAGTCTGTCATACTTCTCTGCTAATGCGTGACCAATCTTACGAGAAATTTCACCACGTAATTCGTAGTGAGCAAGTGTCTCGTCAAGTTCATACACGAATGCAGAACTGATTAATAGGTCGTCGCATGTCACTGTTTTTTCAGCTACTGGAGGTGCGCCGTCGCTGTTACCTAAAATGCTATTTCCGGGAGTATGGAACTCAGCAGTTGTTCTACCTGTGTAGGTGAACTGTAATGATTTTCCATTCTTTAATGTTCTCTTCATCACCATGTCACGAGCGATTGTCTCGTGCTGGAAGCCTTTGAACATTTCTCCACTAAACAATTTTAAGTAAAGGGCTCTAGCGTCACCGGCTGAATTTAACTGACCCTGACGTGTAAGTGATGTAGGGTTAGCGGATGACTGTTGTGCCATTTTTGCTTAAAAAGTAAGGGTATATATTGTCGTTCCTAACGTTAGAATTATTGCAGTCTTAATTGGTCTAGCGTGAGACTGGCACGCTTTGT